CAATTTTTTTGCCTTGCTCTGACGACCGCGCATCTGAGGCACCTAAGAATCGGAAGCCCCTAAGAATCGCTTGACTGCAGAATTTTAGCGCGCTAAGATTTTCCACAACGGTTCGCGAGTGCATCAAGCCCCTCACCAAGGCTGCGGCGAGTCTTGCTGATCTCCCCTCGACCGAATCAAGCGCCAGGCCGGCGTGTTTGGACAGGCAACGACCGGTCGACGTGCTGCTCAGTGAGCCGTTGCTGTTGAGCGCCCTCAGGTACAAAGCCTGCGAGAAGTCGCGCCCCTGTTCCAGACCGAAGGAACAGGACCAGAGGACGCTCACCAGCAGCCAGAAAAACGCCCGAGTGGCGCAATCAGCCGAGGCAAGACGGCCGTCGATGACGGCATGAGCCGACAGCGATACCACTGGCCAACGGCCGGCGCCAGCCGGATGAGAAACCACGAATGGAGATGGACATGCTTATTGAAATTCTGCTTCTCATGGCCTTGTGCATAGGCGTGCCGGTGCTGATCGGCCACATGATTGAGACTGGGGGCCGCGATGAGCAGCCATGACAGCGTGCGCGACATGGTCGCGCAACAGCGGCGCGCCGTCGCTTCTCGCCGCCCTACGAAGCTCGAAGGAGAGCCTCGCCTAGGGGATGTCGTGGCGTTTGTCCTGAGCGTCACCGTGCTGGTGTACGCCATCATCGACACCGTGATCGGAGTCTACCTGTGAGCGCCCCGGGATTCACGGCCAACAAGTTCGGCGCCAACCGCCCGTCTTACGACGGAACAGAGGATGTCGCCGAATTCACGGCAGGATCATCACGTGTCGCCGAGATAGAAGACTTTGCTTTGCAGGCCCAGACCGCGCTGCGCGATGCGTGGCTGCTTCTGCAGGCGCTGACCGTCCATCGCATCGACCCCAGTGCCGCTCTGGCTCTTCTGCGCAGCGAACTGTTCGAGTCAGCCACCTACCGGGTGCGCACGGCGCTATCGCGTGGCGTACTCATGCGGCTTGGAGAGTGACGCCATGAACGCACGCGGAGACCTTCCGGGGTTTGGTGACGAAGCCACGTGGCCGGCCTGTTGCGGAACCTCTGGCGACCCGCGAATCGCCGGCCACGAGCCACGCGATGAGGTGGAAGAGTCGCAGGACCTGATCGCCGAAATTCGCGAACAACTCGACCGCGCAGAGGCGGCCGTCTTCCGCCGCGATTGGCCGACCTACCGGTTGGCCATGCTCAACGCGCACGACCTGGCCGGGAGCCTGTTGTCATGAGCGTCCCCGTCGCAAGCGGCGAAGCAGTCGAGAGGCTGCACGAGGTGTTTTGCGCCATCACGGATCTGATCGAAGAGTTTCCTGATGACAAGGTGGCGCTGTACGACGCAGCCGAGGAGGTCATGAACGTCGGACTGAAGCACAACGAGGCTGGAGGATACCGAATCTTCTTCAATCCCCAGGTATTGGACTAACCAAAGCATGGGACTCAACCAACGAAAGGACCAATCCATGAAACGAAAGGACCAATCCATGAAACGAAAGGACCAATCCATGAAACGAAAGGACCAATCCATGAGACAAAACGTCATACCGATCGAAAAAAGCCCGACCACGGAGCAGCTTGCCGCAATGTGGCTCGATGCCAAGCGGCTCGAAACCGAGACGACCGCCAGGCGCGTCGCGATCGAGGAGGCCATCATCGAGCGTGTCGGGTACCGCGAGGAAGGCAGCATGACCACCACACTGGAGAACGGCACCAAGGTGGTTACCACCGGCAAGCTGAACTACAAGGTGACGGACTTCGCCGCCTTCAAGAGGGCCAGCCAGGCCCTCGACAAGGAACTCCGCCCCATCAAGGTCGTCGAGTCCGTCGATGAAACCGGAGTGAAATGGCTGCGCGCGAACGCACCGCAGTCCTACGCCATGATCGCCGGAACGCTGACGATCACCCCGGCCAAGACCTCCGTCACCGTGAAGGCTGCGTGATGGCTTTCGACCTTTCCAACCTCATCCGCGGCAAGCAGCCCAAGCCGCCGCGCGTCGTGCTCTACGCCGGGCACGGCATCGGCAAGAGCACGTTTGCCGCCAGCGCGCCGTCGCCGATTTTCATCCAGACCGAGGATGGCCTGGGGAACATCGACACCACGGCCTTCCCGCTCGCGACGACCTTCTCCGAGGTCATCGAAGCTCTGGACACGCTCATCGGCCAGGAGCACGACTTTCAGACGGTGGCCATCGATTCCCTGGACTGGATGGAGCAGCTGATCTGGTTCGACATCGAACAGCGCTACAGCGAGAAGGAGACCGCGTACGGCAAGGGATCCATGATCGCCGTCGACAACTACTGGCGTCCTGTGCTAGATCGCCTGAACCTCCTGCGGAACCAGCGCAGCATGGCGGTCATTCTCCTCGCGCACTGCGAGGTCAAGAAATTTGACTCGCCAGAGGTCGACTCCTACGAGCGCTACCAGATCAAGCTGCAGGCGCGCGCGTCGGCCGTCGTGCAGGAGTGGTCGGATGTCGTCGGCTTCGCTAACTTCCGGACCCTCGTCCTGAAGGAAGAAAAGACCGGTTTCGACAAGGTCGCCAAGACCCGCGGCACAACTACCGGAGAGCGCCTTCTCTACCTGGTCGAGAAGCCGGCCTACGTGGCAAAGAATCGCTACGGGCTCCCCGAGCAGCTTCCCCTCTCCTGGCAGGCGTTCAGTGATGCACTGACGGTATCGCTGACCACTGCCTGATCCCACCAACCAACCTACCTGAAAGGAACCACCATGGCTTCACTCGCCGGCTTTGACGCATCGGTTGTCGAACCCCAATCCGCCTTCGAGCCCATCCCCGCCGGGAAATACCTCGCGCTCATCTCTGAGAGCGAGATGAAACCCACCAAGAACGGTAGCGGACAGTACCTGCAGTTCACCTTCGTCATCCTCGACAACGGGCCGTACTCCGGTCGTCACCTCTGGACGAGGCTCAACCTGCAGAACAGCAACCGGACGGCGGAAGAAATCGCGCAGCGCGAACTGTCCGCGATCTGCCGGGCTGTCGGTGTCCTGTGTCCCAATGACTCCGCGGACCTGCACAACCTCCCGCTGGCGATCATCGTCGGGATGGAACGCAACAAGGACACCGGAGAGCTGACCAACCGCATCAAAGGTTACGAGGCTGCCGCGCGGAACAACGTACCGCCGAAACCGCAGCAGACGAACCTCCCGGCTCCGCCGCCTCCTCCGGCGGCTCAGGCCCCGGCACAACAGCAGCCTTCGACCCCGGCTGTCGCGCCCTGGATGCGCAGCCGCAAGGTATCCTGATGAGCCTCATCCCAGAGTCGCGGCACACCACCGTTGGCGCCATCCTCAAGGTCTACGAGGATCGTGCCGACGACGGGATGCGGGCCCACCTGGGAGCCAGCCTGCTCGGAAACGAGTGCGCGCGCGCCCTCTGGTACACCTTCCGCTGGGCGACTCGCCGGCGCTTCGATGGGCGCCTGCTGCGCCTCTTTCTCACAGGCACGCTTGAAGAGCGCCGCTTCCTCCACGAACTGCGGCAGATCGATGGCGTGGAGGTGCACGACCGCGATCCCGACACCGGCGAGCAGTTCCGCTTCTCCGCCGTTGGCGGCCATGTCGGAGGGTCAATGGACGCCTGCGCTGTTGGGCTACCAGAAGCCCCGAAGACCTGGCACGTCGTGGAGTTCAAGACGCACAACGACAAGAGCTTCGCAGATATGCGCAAGAAGGGTGTCGCCGCGGCGAAACCGCTCCATTACGCCCAGATGCAGTGCTACATGGGCTGGTCCGGCATGGAGCGAGCGCTCTACCTCGCTTGCAACAAGAATACCGACGAGCTGTATGGAGAGCGCATACGCTTCGACCAGGTCACCTTCCTAGAGTTGATGGCTAAAGCCGAGCGCGTCGTGGCAGCAACGGAGCCCATGGAGAAGATCAACCAGGATTCGGCCTGGTACCAGTGCCGGTTCTGCGACCATCACCCGGTCTGTCACCAGGGCGATCTGCCGGCCGTTTCCTGCCGTACCTGCGCGCACGCCACCCCCTGCATGACCCGGTCTTCGGGAGTCTGGCGGTGCGAGTGGCACGACAAGGATCTGACGATCGCCGAGCAGAAGCGCGCCTGCCAAGAGCACCTGTTCATCCCGCCTCTCGTAGGGTTCGCCGAGCCCGTCGATGCCGGAGAAGGATGGATCGCGTACAAGAGGCGCGACACCGGACGTATGTTCGTGAATGCAGGCGCCACGGCCATTCCGAGCACTCGTCTGATGGCCGACGAGGCGCCAGCGATCTACACCAGCGTCGAAATGGCGACGAATTCCATGGTGGTCGGAGACGAAATGGTCGACGCGATCAAGACCGCCTTCGATGCACGGGTAGAGGCATGATCACACTGCGAGACTACCAGGAGGAAGCGATAGATGCCATCTTCGCCTACTTCGAAGAGCACGACGGCAACCCTCTCCTGGTCCTTCCGACTGGGGCCGGCAAGAGCGTCGTACAGGCCGCTTTCCTCGAGCGCATGGAGCGGCTGTATCCGGGCCAGCGCGTATTGCTCCTGACGCACGTCAAGGAGCTGATCGAGCAGAACTACCTCAAGTTCCGAACCTTGCTTCCTGGTGTGCCCTGCGGGATTCACTCGGCTAGCTTCGGCCGCAAGGACATCGGCCACAGATTCATGTTCTGCGGCATCCAGAGCATCTGGAGGAAGGCCGACAAGATCGGTCCCTACGACCTGATCATGATCGATGAGGCGCACCTGGTTCCAGCCAGTGGAATGGGCATGTACCGGGGGTTCCTGGACGACATGCGGATCGTGAATCCCCTGGTCAAGATCATCGGGCTGACCGCTACGCCATTTCGCCTCGACTCCGGGCTGCTGACATCCGGCGACGGCCGCATCTTCACCGACATTGCGTATGACCTGCCACTGCTGCGACTGGTCAATGCGGGGCATCTGTCGCCGGTAATCAGTCGAGGAAGTCTGCATCACGCAGACCTCTCGGGCGTCCACAAGCGCGGCGGAGAGTTCGTAGAGGAGGAGTCCGCGCAAGCCATGATGCAGATCACAGGCTCGGCCCTCGACGAAGTTCTTGAACTCGCGGCTGACCGCCGGTCCTGGCTGCTGTTCGCCACCAACGTCAAGCATGCGAACCAGATCCATGACGGCCTTCGGCAGCGAGGGATCGCGTCGGACGTGGTCACGGGAGAGACGCCCAAGCTTGCCAGGGCGAGGGTCATCGACGATTTCAGAAAGGGGCGATTGCGCGCCTTGGTCAACGTGATGGTGCTGACCACCGGATTCGACGCACCGGCAACCGACTGTCTGGTCAGCATGCGGCCAACGCTGTCGGCTGGCCTGTGGCTGCAGATGTGCGGCCGCGGCATGCGCAACGCCAAGGGGAAGGAGAACTGCCTGGTACTCGACTACGCCGGAAACATCGCCAGACATGGCCCGCTAGACATGATCCGCGGCAGGCTAAAGGAGCAAAGTGATGAGGAAGGCGAGGCTCCAGCAAAGAAATG